CTCATAAACGTCTATCCGCCGATGACCAGAATGATTCTGTCGTCTGTGACGTTTGAAACCGATATGGCTGACATAACACCTGCATCCATCCAGACTTGTAAGAATAATCTCACAGGGTCCAGGATCCTGACAGCTGCAATTAGATCGGAATAATTCCTGATAACCACTAGTCTAGACCCGAGTCTGTTGATGAGGTGAACTCCTTCGTTCTCGTTGTTCATGGCCTCTTGGGGATTTCCAGTGTAGGTGTTGTACGGGCGAGGGTCGACTATTTCATCTTTTGTTTCCTCATCTGAGTCCTAATAACCAGCGTAGATCTCGATAGTGTTGTTCTGGTAAATGTATAGAACGTGCGAAATGTCGAAACCTAATCTGCGGTTGATCTGGAATTCCCCGGAGTATGAAAGTTCTGATTGGGGTTTCTAGTTCAGATGGAAACGCATGAAGGCATCCTAGATCTATTCCTCTGTATGGATGACACCTGTTCTTGCCTGGTGGACGTGGAGATTGGCTTCTAGCATGGCTTCAAGGAGATGGGAGGCTTGGTGAGTTGAGAGCTACAGGTGCTTTGCGCCGACGTAGATGGATGGGTCGCGGAATATGTCCTGGTTCTTACGGGAGTAATACTCCTTCTGAGTGAATAGCTTATTATAATCAGGGCAGAGTATCCAGGAGTCTAGTTCCCCAGTGGTTGAGAAGGACCAGAGAGAACAGAAATCTACTTCGTACCACCTGCGGATGTGGGCTGATTTCACACATTGACCTAGGCATCTTGTTTGCTCTGTGCGGTCTCTGGTTGTGCAGGAGAGGATGGCCTCGCGGGCGACTTTAGCTAGTGCGGGAGTGGTCCAAAGAACAACATCATCACCGGATGCTACTACGACTAAGTTGGGAGACAGCCACGGGGTGGAAAACTCTGGATTGCAAGACTTGTGGAGGTAGAAGTACGTATAAGCCACTGCGCGGAGAGTGTTTCCGAACGTCGTCCTGAAAGAAAGTCCTGAGAAAGTGGTGCCATTGATAGCTAGGTATGCGTAGTTCTCCTCGGGGTGCACATCAACTCCCGTCAATTTCATGGTCCTAAACCTCTTTTTGACATGGTCTGGCCAACTCGGGGAGTTAACTCCTGGGAGGTGTATGAACAAATAATTGAGTGTGTTTTGAAAACATACTTTCAAATTTGCTACAATGGCCTCGGCGCTGACATCTGTGTCTGGGAAGTAGTGGTCCTTGTTAAAATGGATTAGGCGCTCGATGGTGGGCATGATCATGTCGAGGAACCGCGATTCTACCAGGGACTGCAATGGCGCGTATTAGGAGGAGTCCCATGAGCTACCGTCGATGCAGACGCAATTCCATGAGGACTCAATACGGGATGTCACGTGCTTCTTGAGCTTGTCCTTAGAATATGAGTGTATAAACTCGGGGAAGGCCTGTTTGAGTGCTGACCACCAGGTGGATTGTATAGCTTAGATTAGACCGAATCCTTCGTCTTATGGGTTACATATGAGACGGGGGCGAGAATCCAACTCAAGAGTGTATCCTTAGCTGTCTAACTTGAAGTCCTCATAGGTGTGGTCAGTTTCTCCACTTTTTGCCGTTGCCTCGAAGTTACCAACATAGTCTTTATAGCTAACGTCCATGAAGGCCCTCTAGATGTTGGCGGCATACTTCTCCCTCTTTGATTGAGACCAATCTGTCTTTGATTGAGGGTAGTCCATTAAGCGCTTCTTGTGGTCATAGATCTTGCAGAAGATTTGGGCCCTCTCTCTTAACCATGGAAGTAGAAAAACTCCGAACTGGTCGGTCGTAACGTCGTCGTACTGTTGGTAGGCACCTAGCTGTCTTTCAAAGATTGCGAACATTTTGTTATTCACACTCTTGGAGTTCCACTCGAATTCTTTGACCTCCTTACCGGCACATATTGAAATTGCTCCCGCTAAGACTGTCTGCTTGTCTTTGGTAATCTCGGACACATCTACGAGACTGTTATTGACTATGGT